CGCACACCGGCCGGTGCCGTGCTCTTCGTCGGGCAGCCGCCGAGCCTGCAGTTCGCCATCAGCCCGCCATCAGGTGCGCTGCTATTCGCAGGCAAGGCGCCGAACGTCAAGTCTGATTACTTCATCGTCGTGCCGACCGGCGCGCTCGTCTTCTCCGGATTGCGCACGGGTGGGCGGTTCCCGAGCGACATGATCGTGGCGAGTCAGTCGATCGTTGAGCACCCCCGATCGCAGACGGTGGTGGAGGCGCAACGGTCGGAGACGGTCGTGCAGCCAGCGCGTACCGAGGAGTATCAACTCGTATGAGTGTCCTACTCTCACTGACTGACGGCTGGACGGGGTTGCTGGGTCCGTTTACGCTGAAGGTCGATGGCGTGCCGATCGCGCTCTCCGGGTTTACGGTGCAGATGATTCTGCACGATCCGACGGGATCGGCGGTGACTCCGGGTGGCACGGTGACGGTCGATCCCGACCAAGTCGGGCATCCGGGACAGGTGTCTTATCAACCTGTGGCGACGGACTTCGTCTACAGCGGATCGTTTCCATACGCGCATCAACAGCCCTATACGCTGCACTGGAAGGTGACCGACTTGGCGAACAAGGTCGTGTTCTTCCCGAACGGCCAAGCGGACTTCATCAACGTGTACAAGGCCTAATCGATGGCAAAGACCAAGACGGAGCCGCGCACCGCCGAGATGGCCCCGACGGACATTCAACGGCCCTCCCGCGCACGGACGGAACGCCGGTCAGCCGAACTACAGCAGGTCCTGCGGTCACTCGACGTGCTGCTCGACCGGCAGGCCTTCATGCAGATGGCGGGCCTGCAGTTTGACGGGCGCAGAGACCTGTACCAAATCTTCGGCTACGACCGCATCATCACCGCGCATCAGTACCGAGAAGTCTACCTGCGCGGCGGCGTGGCGAAGCAGATCGTCGAGGCGTTCCCGAAGGCCACCTGGCGCGGCGGTGTCGAGGTTTACGAGGATGAAGATGCCAGCGTGTCCACGCCCTTCGAGCAGGCCTTCGAGGTGCTGGAGAAGAAGCACCACATCTTCAACACGCTGCTGAACGCGGACATCCTCGCGGGGCTGAGCACGTATTCGGTCATCCTCATCGGGGCGCCAGGCAACTTGCAGGAGGAGCTGCCGAAAGGCAACCCAGACAGCCTGCTGTACTTGGCTCCCTTCTGGGGCGGCGGCGGTCCGGGCGACCAGAGCCGCTCGACGAGCATGCGGACGCAGGCCTCCGACACGGACGTCACGATCGAGAGTTTCGAGGTCGACCCGTCGCAGCCGCGGTTCGGCGAGCCGCTGACCTATCGCATCCGCCGCACCGACATCTCGTCACCGATGCTGGCGCGCGAGGTCCATTGGTCGCGCGTGATCCATATCTGCGAAGGCGCGCTCGACAGCAGCGTCTACGGGACGCCCACGCTGGAGAGCGTCTGGAACCTGCTGATGGACCTGGAGAAGGTGACGGGCGGAGGCTCGGAATCCTACTTCCAGCGCGCGAAGCACGCCCTGCACCTGAACATCGACAAGGACACGGCGTTTTCGCCTGACGACCTCACGGCGTTGAAAACGAAGCTCGATGAGTTTCAGCACAACATCACGACGGCGTTGCCGACGCGCGGCGTCGATGTGAAGATGCTGGAAGCCGCGGTGGCGAACTTCTCGCAGGCCGTCGACTCGATCATCAAGCAGATCGCCGGCAGCAGGGGCATCCCGATGCGCATCCTGACGGGCTCGGAGATGGGCACGCTGGCCTCGGAACAGGACGCGGCGAACTTCGACAGCCGCGTGCAGGACCGTAGGACGGGCTACGCCGGGCCGATGATCGCGCGGAAGTTGATTGACCGGTTGATCGACTACGGGTACCTGCCGACGCCGAAGCAGTACGACATCGGCTGGCCGGTCGAGGAGAACCTCGACGAGATCGGCCGCGCGGACTTGGCGCTGAAGATGGTCCAGGTGAACCAGGCGCAGGGCGACCCGGTGTTCACGGAGGACGAGATCAGGGAGAAGTCGTTCGATTTGGAGCCGCTCGACGAGACGGTCCCGTCGGACAAGCTGACCGAGCTGATGAAGGCGACCATCGCCGAGAAGCTGGCGATGACGAACAAGGCGATGGGCTTGACGGTCTTCACCGACGACGAGATCCGCGACATCACGTACGGCTACAGCCCGCTGAGCGACGCGGAGAAGGTGCCGATCGGCGCGCCCGAGCGCATCAGCGTGACGCAGCCGCCCGAGCTGGGCGCCGACGGGCAGCCGGTGCCGCAGGCCGGACAGCCGAAGCCTGTCGTGGCGGCGAAGCCCGTCCCTGCGCTGAAAGCGGCTGAGCAGCTCCATACCTTGCTGCGCGACCTGGAGACGGCCATCGAGCAGAAGGACTTGGCCGCGGTCGGCCGGCTGCTGGAGTTGGATGACAGCATGAACGTCGAGAAGGCGCTGGCGTATCTCGGCCACGGCATCCCCGTCATGCTGCGGCCGGACAGTCCACTAGTCGTCTGGGTGAACGCGCGCGACAAGGCTGGAGTGCTCGTCACCGACACGTACGAGTCGCTGAAGGCCGCATGGGATGCGGAGCAGGACAAAGGGATCAACCCCAGTGGGTAGCCTCGCCCCTCGGCAAGCGGCGCTCCTTTTGGTTGCGGCCTCTCGGCATGCACGCCACCTGAAGACCTATCGCCCCGAAACCCCAGTGCACGCCGCGGCCGACAAGCACCTGAAGCCGATGCTGAAGGTGATTCATCGCGCCATCGCGCGCGGGCGCTACGCGCTCGGCCACGCGGGCAAGCCGAACGTCGACGGCGCCGCGAACACCATCAAGCTAGAACTGCTGCACGGGCTGCGGGCGCCGCTGCTGGCAACGCTCATCGACGGCGGCAAGGCGGCGATGGGGATGTTAAAGCAGCGTCGGGCCGCAGAGTATGACGAGGCACAGCATCCGAGGGACGAGCAAGGTCGGTGGACGAGTGGGGATATTGTCTATCACGGCTCGACAAAAGACTTCGAGAAATTCGATACCACGAAAGTCGGTACGACCACTGATGAAGGATGGTTAGGTTCTGGCACGTACTTCAGCACTGACAAGCGAGTGGCACACTACTATCCACTGGCCTATGAAACACGCGTCACTCTGAAGAACCCGCTGAAGATTGAAATAAAAGATTTTAGGACAGACAAACGTGATGTTGTGCGTGAGGCGCTCGGACTCCCGAAGACCGCTTCTGTGAGTGAGGTGACTAAGGCGCTCATTGATAAAGGCCATGACGGGGTTGTATTGGACATGTCTCCGAGTGGCTATAAAGCCACTGAAGTGATGGCTATTCACAATGGATCGATGGCTATCTCTCGAAAGTACGAGACAGGCAACACAAAGATGTGGGATGAGAAAGCCTTTAGTCGTCCAGACAAATATCGAAAGCTCGAAGCGTTTAGTGAGGTATCCGAGAAATTTCGCGCCCTCGCCGGTCCAACGTTCACGATGCGCTTCGATGCCGAATCTCCAGACGCCATCGCGTGGGCCGAGGAGCACGCCGGCCTGCTGGCCACGCAGATCAGCGACACGACGCGCCAACGCATCAGAGACGCCATCGTCGCGGCCCTCGAGGGTGACGGCATCGACGCCGCCTACAACGACATCGAGGACGCAGTCGGAGATGAGGCGCGGGCCGAACTCATTGCGCGCACCGAGATCATGACGGCGGCAAACGAAGGGCAGCGCGAGGCGTGGGACCAGGCCATCGAGGCGGGGCTGCTGACCGGCAACGAGAAGAAGGAATGGATCGCCACGGGCGACGCGAACGTCTGCCCGCAGTGCGACGAGTTGGATGGGACGGTCGTGGGGCTCGATGAGCAGTATCCGGATGATGGAGGCGACGGACCACCGGCGCATCCGCAGTGCCGATGCACGGAGGGGATCGTTGGATAGCCTGATGGTGAAGCATGTGGATGTATATGTTAGACCACGCGGTGACTATCGCGAACTTCATCCTCTTACTCCTCGTGTTCTACCAACTGCAGCAGTCCGCGCACGAGCGGCTGCGGCGGTTCAGGAAGCTGGAAGACGATATCGCTGTGTTGCAGGCGCTGCTCGATGAACGGAAAGGGTCATGACGTGGAACGCTTTCGAATCGTTCTTGATGATCAACGCGTTGCCGATGATCAACCTGATCGTGCTGCTCCTAGTCATCTTGAAGCAGCAAGAGCAGGAGCGTCGCATCAATCAACTGTACGAGCGACGCACCACGCCCCGAAAGGATACATCCCACGATGCTGGCCAATATCGATAGCGTCGAAGCGGCTAGGGCCGTCTCACAATTGCCGCTCACGGTGCTGTTGGTCCTGGTCCTCGTTGGCGGGTACTTGGAATGGTGGATCTACGGCACGCTGCACCGTTCGCGCGTCACGGAGATGCAGATGCAGTTCACGGCACGCGTCGCTGAATTACAAGGTCAGATCGGCAACGAGCGCAAGCGCGCGGACTTATGGGAACTCCGGTTCTTGGAACTGAACGAAAAGATGGACGCGATGCTGCGCGCGATGGCGAAGATTGGGAGCACTGTGGATGGCACGGCCACTCGCGCGGCGAATAAGTTGGAGAACGTGGAGAACAAACTGGAGAACGTGCGCGAAGAACTCGCCACGTTGAAAGCGACAAAAGGTTGACATGGGCATCATCAGTCTCTTGATCACGTTGCTCCTCTTCGTGCTCGTCGTGCTCGTCGTGCGTTGGGTGATGGGCCAGTTAGGCGTGCCGGCGAACATTCAGACGGTCGTCATGCTGATCCTCGCGCTCATCGGGCTCCTGTGGTTGTTGCAACTCATCCTGATTCCTGGTGGTCCGGGACCGTATTTCCGGTTGAGGTAGTGATGCCATACAACGTCATCAAGCGAGGCAGCAAGTTCGTCGTCCAGAAGCAGGATGGCACGCGCACGTTCGGTACGCATGACACGAAGGAAGAAGCCGACCGTCAGCTGGCGGCGCTCTACGCCACTGAGCCGAAGGTGGCAGAATCGAGGGCTTTACATCTACTTGGAGCCATCGGGAAAGTGCGGACGGACATGGTTGGGAAACTGGAACATCTCATCGTTCCCGTTGTTGCGTTAATAGAGGGCGTAATACATGCCGTTAACTCGGATTATCCCGAACTGGTACCTGTGAAGACGCTGCAGCAGATGGCGAAAACGTTTAACGATAAACCCATCACGTTAGGTCATCCAAAGAAGGACGGTAAGCAGTGCTCTGCCAGTGATGCGGCGGCACTCGGCTCACATATTGGGTTTATCCGCAATGCCCGAGTTGAGGGTAAAAAACTGTTGATGGAGGCTTTGATCGATACGTCGAAAGCAAAGAAACTCGATCCGAATATGTACGCCCGCCTCGAACAAGGTGGCACTGAAGAAGTCTCTGTTGGTGCGCTAGTGGTGACTGACAAGCAGCCCGGTGAGTGGCTTGGTCCACAAGAAATAAAAAAGCCTTACAAGGCAACCTGGGTGGCAGGTGAAGGAGACCATCTCGCATTTTTAAATACGCGAGGTGCTTGTAGTGTCTCGATGGGCTGCGGGACGCATCGCGCCGCCATGCGTGTCTGTGCGGATCATTTGGAGGACGACGTGGATTCAATCATCGACCCGGCGACATTGAAGTGTCTGCGCGACATTCCCCAGTCAGCGCGCGACAAGATGAATGCCTCAGACTTTGCAGGTCCCAATGAGAGCTTCCCCATCTCGACGCAGGCGGACGTCGACGCGGCGGCGCACCTCATCGGCAAGGCGGCGGACCCAGAAGCCGTCAAGCGGAAGATCATCGCCATCGCCAAGCGCAAAGGCCTCACGGTTCCAGCGGCGTGGCAGTCGATGAAGGCCGCGGCTGCGACGCCAGACGCCGAGGAGCAGGCGGAACTGATCGCCTACCAGTCGATGCGCTCTGCCTGGGACGCGGCCGATTCACAGTGGGACCAGATCAGCACGCTGATCGATGCGCTCATCTCGGACGAAACCGACGACCCCACCGAGACGCCAGAAGAGGAAGACGCCGAGGAACAAGTCGAGTCGGCGCGCATCGACAGCATCCGCATGCTCTGCATCGCGATGATGGGCGTGCTCTCGGGCCTGTCGGGCATGACTTACGGGTCGGCGCTGCGTGACGACGATTATACGCGGATGATGGAGATGAAGGCGGCCGAAGGGGCGCGGCACTCGAAGCAGGACGCGTCTGTGATACAGCAGATGCATGACCACACGATGGCGCTCGGCGCCGCGTGTGACCGGGGGAACATGAAGATGGCGGAACAGCATCTCGTGTCCATCGACGACCCCAACTTGGTGTATATCCACCGAGTCAAGAAAACGGCGGTGAAGTAATGGCCAATTGTGGCTGTCAGGAAGCAGCCCCATGCGGCTGCGGAGGTCGAATCATGGAGAAAGCTACCAGAGCGGAGTTGATCGCGGCGCTCGTGACGGACAAGTACAGCGGGTTTCGGAACGGCGACGAGGCGATGCTCGAATCAGCGTCGGATGTGCGGCTCGAGGAGTTTCGGACGGCATCGGAAGCCAATCGGACGTCGGCGACGACGCTCGCTCGGATGGAAACGGATCAGCGCAATACCGCGGCTCGGCTGAAAGTCGCCGAGGAGCGGCTGGTGCAGGCCGAATCGACGATCAGTGACGAGGACTTCATCGCGCGCCTCTCGCCGACGTCATCCATCAAGGAGCTGCTCGAGTCGCGAGCGGCCGAAGAGAAGGCGCTGCACGCCTCGCTCGTCTCATCGCTGAAGAACCTGGGCGGCGAGTCCGAAGAGGAACTGAAGAAGAAGTCCGTCAAGGATCTGCAGATCCTGGCGCGCTACGCGGGCGTCAAGGTGCTGGACTTCAGCGGCAAGGGCTTCCCCGTGACGCGGTCGGCATCGGAGCAGCAGACGTCCTACGCGCCGCCCGATCCCTACAAGGACGCGATCGAAAAGCATCGCGCCGCCGAACGCTTTTAACAAGTTGGCTGTCCTAAGGCCCGCAGCAGGCGCTGCGGTACCGGACACGAAGGAGCAGATATGTCAATCACGAGACTGAACCCGAACACGATCTTCCTCGGCGGCGAGCGGGTCATGATCAACGACCTGGCGGCGTCCGAGACCATTACGCCTGGCAGCTTGATCGACCGCTTTAACAATTCGGGCGTCATCCGGTGGCGCAACCACGCGACGGCGTCGATTGCCGTGGCGCCGATCTTCGCCGGTGAGCATGCGATGGCCAACAAGGGGCCGGACGACAACTACCTGGTCAATGACCTCGTCGAGGCGATCGCCGCGCAGTCGGGCACAGCCATCTGGGCCTTCATCGCGTCAGGCCAGAACATCGTTGCTGGTAACAAGCTGGAATCGGCGGGTGACGGCACGCTGAAGATCTTCTCCGCTGGCATCGTGCTCGCGTCGTCGCTGGAGAACAAGCCGAACGTCGCCGTGAAGACGCGCATCCGGGTGGAAGTGGTCTAGGGTTTCTCGACCCTTGCGCTTTCGTGGGAGCGCGCCGGGGCAATCGACAGTATGTGACGCTCCGGCGTCAGGAGGATTCGGATGGACAAAGAGATGCGATTCATGGCCAACGGGCAGGCAAGCCCGTTGAGCGGCGTTATCACGCGGTCGCTGGGCGAGACAGGCCGATGGGACGTCGAAGGCATGCGGAGGCCAGGCTTCCGCATGATGGAGCAGATCGAGAGCGAGATGCGCGAGTTCAGGACGCTGGCGCCCTTGATGGACAAGGCCCAGGTCTCGATCGACCGCGCGGTGGTCGAGGTGGGCCTGCAGCGGCTGACCCTCGTCGCTGACCTCATCTCGGCTGGGCTCACGTACCCGTTGAGCGATCCGCTCTCGGTGGCGCAGCTCGAGTGGAGCCAACAGTCGAAGATCGGCGCGGCTCAGCGGACGATGAGCCCGGCGGCACGGGGTGAGAACAAAGCCCCGCTCATCGCGCCGAACCGCTTGCCGATCTATCTGACGACCGACCAGTTCGAGATCGACATCCGCACGCTGAAGACGTCTCAGCGCGTCGGCACGCCGCTCGACGTGGCGATCGTCAAGCAGTGCGTGCGCGCGGTGAACGAGGCCATCGAGGACGCGGCCATCAACGGCGCGACGACGCTGGACGGCCAGAACCTACAGGACTCGGGCTACACGGCGCCTGGGCTGCTGAACGCGACGGGCGTCAACACGCAGACGCTGACGGCCGCGGCGTGGACGACGACACCGGTCGGCACGACGGTGTTCAACGAAGTCATGGCGATGATCACCAAACTGCAGGGAAAGAAGAAGTTTGGACCGTATCGCCTCTACGTCGGCACGCAGATCGGTAACACGATGGACACCGACTACAACACCAGCTCGCCGACGCCGGTGACCATCCGTCAGCGGCTCCTGCAGATCGACTCGCTGCAGGCGGTGAAGGTGGCCGACCTGATCCCGAACGGCAACGGCGCGACGCCTTCGATCGGCAACAAGGTGATCCTCATGCAGATGACGTCGGACGTGTGCGACGTGGTCATGGGGCAGCCTCCGACGGTCATCCCGTGGACGTCGTTGGATGGCTTCACGATTCACAACATCGTGATGGCGATCATGGTGCCGAGGGTGCGGTCGGACTTTGACGGCAACAGCGGCATTTGCGTCGGGACGACAGCGTAGTAGGAGAAGCCAGGGGCGTGGGGACCCTGGCGTTCTGCGTGGGAGACAGACATGGACCGAGCACCACAGACAAGTTATCAAGGACCGCGCGACGACCAAGCGTCGCTCGCATCGCAGATGGCCGCCGTGCGCGTGCTGTCGCAGATGCCCGTGGCGGACGCGATGGGCGCGGCGTGCTCGTTCTTGCTCAGTTGCTCGTATAACCACCGGGAGATGTTTCGTCGCGTCATGAACGAGAAGGTGATACGTGAGGGGTTCACCGGCATCTCCCTCATCGAGTTGTTTAAACGTGTGTGTCGTTAAGGAGTGACAGATGGCCAAAGGGACGGCATACGCAAATTCGTTGCTTTTATTAATTTTTAATACGACGACGTTCGCCAACGTCGCGATCAACGCGACCAGCTCGCCGATCACGAGCATCTTCGCCAGCCTGCACACGAGCGACCCTGGCGCGGCCGGCGACCAGACGACGAACGAGATGACGACCGGGCAGTACCTCGGCTATGCCCGCGTCGCAGTCACGCGTGCGTCGGGCGCGGGCGGCTGGACGGTGACGACGAACTCGGTCAGCCCACAGGCGACGATCACGTTCCCAGCAGGGACTGGCGGATCAGGCGCCACGGCCTCGTTCTTCGCCGTTGGCTCGCTGACGTCGGGCGCGGGCGTGCGGTTCTACAGCGGGACGATCTCGCCGACAATCGCGTGCGGCAACGGCGTGACGCCCTCATTGAGCACGGCGACGGCGATCACCGAGACGTAGGATGCCGAACAGTCCGGCGGCGATCAGCGCGGCGTTGGAATCGGCGATGGCGGCGGCTGCGATTGTGGTGCCCGGACCGACGCCGACGAATGGCACGTCGGTCGTGCTGCCTCGCGTGCTGGCGGCGTATGCGAATACGGCCGCCGCGTGGGTCTGGCAGAAGGGATACTTGGTGTTCTTCGCGTCTCTGGATCATGCGAGCGTGACGAACTACCAGGCGCGGTTGCGCGTGAACGGAAGCGGAACGGTGATTGGCACGTTGGATATGGGGCAACCGACACCAGATGTGTACGGGACGATTGGGATCGACGCGACGTCCCTGCTGGCTGGGCATACGGGCAGCCATACGATGTCCGTCGCGACGACGACGGCCGGAGGGACGACAGATTCGTCCATCAGTTCGCCGTTCACGTTGCCGTTATAGGGAGAAGAAATGAAACGTAAAGGGTTGGCTGTTGGCGCTGTTTTGTTGGCCGCGGCATTGATGCGCTATGCCCCAGGACGCGTCATGGCGCAAGGGCCAAGCTGCTCGATGGGCGTCTGCACGGCGGTCAGTTGTAATTGGCAGGATGTCGTCAACGCAGAGAATGCAGCGTATGCCTTGGGTCATACGTCGGCGGCGACGGTGAGCATCCCGGCTGGCACGTGCACGGATTGGCCAGCGCACGCCGTGGTCGGTCAGGCCTTGATTTCCGGGGTCGATGGCTGGCCGGTCACGTTTCAAGGGGCTGGCGGCACGGCGACGACCATTGATGCGACCGCCGCAAATGGCCTCCAGACGCTATCCATTTTGTCTAGTGCGGCGCGGGTGACGGGCATCCGATTTCTTTGCGGGCAGGTCGGCGTGGCGGGACAGGGCTTTCGTATTGACCACAATACGTTCGAGTGTCATCAGCATAACTATGCGATATGGGGAACGGCGCTCTATGCGTTTGGCACGAATAAGCTCAATGATCACACCGCTGACTTGAATGGGCTCGTCGACAACAATCACTTCATTGATCAGCGGGTCGTACAGTATCAATTCCAAGCGAGCGTGATCTCCGAAAACAATGGGTCAACCTTGTGGTCGAAGCCGCTTGGCCTCGGCGGTCCGAATGCGCTCTACGTTGAAGACAATACCTTCGTCTTTGAATCGTTCAACGATGCGTTCGATTGCGACGAGAGCGGAATGATCGTCTTCCGTCACAACGCCGTGACTGATTCGTATCCAGAAACCCACCCGGCGCGCGGCGGGGCACGAGCGTGCCGCAAATGGGAGATCTATTCCAACACATTCACGTCGACGAATGCCATCCCTATGAACACGAACCAAGCCTTTTTGATCAGGGGCGGCACTGGAGTGATGTTTGGGAACCGCTATTCCGGCACGTGGGGCAGCAACAATGGCACGATCCAGGTCTTGCGCGGCACCGAGAATCTTGGCCCTGGGACGTGGTTGGGGTGTGACGGCACCTCGCCGTGGGAC